TTGAAGCTTCTAGTTCATGAGTAGTAGCATCTATTTCTTTTTGTAATATTGCCATATCTTGTTGCAATGTATTTGCATCATTTCCAATAGTAGAAAGCTTTGTTTGCTTCATATCTTCGTCAATTACTTGATCACATGTTGGACAATTATCGTTTTCCTCATAGAATCTTGCTTGTTGAACGAGATCTTTTATAATTTGTTTATTCGAATAATCTTTTGAATTCAATTGTGATAATCCATCTTGTGCTGAATCAATCGATTCTTCATATGTTTTCATAGTAGAAGTTAAATTCTTACCTAGCGTTTTAGATTCATTAAATAACGCTGTGATTTCTTTCTTATGTTCTTTAATTGAAGCTCTCTTTGCAGAGATCATATCTTTATTAATACCTTGTAAATCTTTAATATATTTACTCTGTCCATCCATTTTGGTTTTAAGTAAATCAATATGATGTGTAATATCAACTAGCTCTTCTCTAATTTTTGTATTTCTTTCTCTCAACAAACCATTCATTTTCGAAAAGATATTAATGTCTAAAAGATCTTCAATTACTTCTCTTCTAGTCCATGCAGGTAGCTGCATAAACGGAATAAAGCTTGAGGAACCTAAAACGACAACCTGGTGAAAGCTCTTGTGATTTAGTTTAAGGATATTTTGCTCTAAGTACTTTTGATGATCTCTCGCGTTCGATGCCTGATTAATTTGCTTCCCATTTTGATATATTTCGAACTTATTTGGTTTAATTCCTCTATGAACTCTAAATTGTTCACCTCTAACACTGAATTCTACTTCAACTATTGTACCTTTTTTATTGATACTATTTATCATTTGATCTTTTTTAATATCACGATGAGGTTTACCAAATAGTCCAAAAGATATTGCATCTAATAGAGTTGATTTACCTGCACCATTAGATCCAACGATGAGGGTAGTGGGTGTTCTGTCTAATTGTATTTCTGTAAAGTCGTTTCCAGTGGATAGAAAATTCTTCCACTTGCATGATTTAAATTGTATCATATAATCTCTAGGTTTTGAGCTTCAGTATATAGCGCTCTTAATTTTATTTTGATGTGGTCTTTGTCTAGATCTGTATCAACAGCTTCAACATATGTATCTAATAATTCGGTGGTATCTTCCATAGAAATCACACCTTCATCATCTACGTTCTCACCAACAAACTCTTCAAAGTTTTCGGCTATTTTTAATTCATACGTTTCAACACTCTGTAGCTTATCTACAAATTTATCAAACATGTATAAATCATTTTTGTTTGCTACAATGAATTTCACAAATTTATGTTTAAATTGTTCGAGATCGATTTTATTATAATCAACCCTTTCATCATCATATACAAATTTCTTGAATATTGTAATTGGATTTCTAACCTTTGTTAATTCACGTGTTTCTGTATCTAATATATGGAAATATTTAGGATCATCAACATCTGCCCATGTAAATTCGAATTGAGATCCTAAATAATGTATTGGACCTCTATTTGATCTTGTATGAAAATGACCAGATAACACCATTTCAAATCGTTGGAATATCTCATCACTCATACCATGGGGATTGGGCATTCCTGGCATCATATCGAATCCTTTTAATTCTAAATGTGCACCTACAATATCTGCTTTACAATTTTTTAAGAAATTAGTGTATTCTGTATAGTTAGCATTATTTATCCACGGTACTGCTGCAACTTTACACCCTGAATAATCCAGAACTGTTGGTTTCATAATTATATTAACATTGGATGTAAAATAACCAAGTAATTCTTTAAGCGAACAGAGCTCATTGGTGTTCTTATAATATACATCATGATTACCAGGAATTATATCCATAGTAATACCCATTTCTCTCATAGGTTCTAAGAAATCTTTTCTATTTTGATTTAACGCTTTGAAGTTAACAAACTTACGATGTTCATAATAATCACCGAGATGAAGTATATTCTTTATATTGTGTTCTTGTAAATATGGAAAAAAGATCTCATCATAAAATCTTTTTTGATAATTCAGAAATATATCAGAGGAATTCCTGACACCGCAGTGAGTGTCATTTAATATTGCTACTTTCATAGAACTGTTCCAGTCCTTACATTATTAGCATATTTGCGTTGATAATATCGTATCTTTTCTAATTGTTTCTCAATACTAGCTATTCTTTTAGCAGCTAATTTAAGCGTACGAACATGTTCTTTTCTTTTTAAAAACGTTTTATATCGTTTTCTTGTTACTCTATTATGAGATATTTTTTGTGCACTTGTCATTTTTTTCATAGCATGAATAGTTCCAATTTTTGTAGTTTTGCTTTTTCTTCTTTCGCGAAAACTTTTATTGCTTCATCAGATGTTTTAACTTTACTAATACGTTGTCTTAATGTATCAACATATGCCATAGTTTGTTCTGCTCCATCTCCATCCATACCCATTGCAACAAAATCTTCTATACCCATCTTTTCTATGAATCTAAACTTAATATCTTGTTGTTTCTTTTCTTTTGCTATTCTTCGAATAAATGCAAAATAACAGATCTGCGTAAAGTATGAAAATGCATTAGGTTTACCTGTTCTTGTAGCTGTTTCAATATTATAATTATTAATTGCTCTTAAACAATTTTCTACAGCATCCATTACCATTTCTTCTCGATATGTATATCTTACGAAGTTTGGTCTATGCGATAATCCTTCTGAAATTTTTAAGAAGCATTGTGCTACATAATCGGTTACAACAGGAACAGTTTTTCCTGCAGCTTTTGCCTCATTAGCAGTTTTGACATATTCGACAACTGCGTATGAGAATTCTTTGTTGTTAATATAATGTGCTTTCTTTTTAGGATCAGCCATGATATAGTCTCCATTTTTACTCGGTTAAGGGTATATTATACCACATTTTGGAGTATTTGTACATAGTTAAATTAAATGAAAATAAATGAAAAAAAGCATGTACATTTTCTTAATTTTATGGTATAATAATAGAGGCGTTCGAGCAGAGGTAGACCATATTAATGTACTATCTTTTTACTGCTAGTTTCTACTCTAATGTCATCCAAGTAATCTTCATATTCAGCTAGCATTTCCTCATCTGTCTTAATATCTGGTCTGACCGGTTCGGTAGCTAGAGTTGATGCTTTTACGTAAGCACCTTTCACGTCATTATCAATTTCAACATGATAAATTATATGTTTTCTTTCGATCGTAAACATTTTTTGAGATGAAAAAGAAAACCAAGGTAGTAGTTGATAACCACCTAAAACATTCGAATGTACTTTACATGGTCTTTCAATAGCTATCATATGATCATCTTTCGAATGCACTAAAGCAACTATTTCCTCTCCATTCATTAATTTAAATTGTCTTATGTTTAAATCAATTTCTTTTGTCTTATTCATATCTTTATCTCGTGTATGTTATAATCAAATTTTTCTTTACTGTATATTTGTATTCTATCACCTGCATGATTTAATGTATAATTCTTCTTTGTTTTCCAATGCAGATCATCAGCAATATCGTATACAGTAGTATTTATATCATCTCCACTCTTACGAAGTCCCCTACCAATCGATTGTAATACTCGTATCTGTGATTTAGATGGAGATGCGAATATAAGGTTATGTAATTTTTTAATGTTAATACCAGTAGAAAATGTTCCAATCGAAGCTACAATAATAGCATTCTCTTCTTTTTCAGTAATAGCTCTAATATTCTCGCGTGTATCAACATCAGTTTCACCACTTACGTAAAATAATTTTCTATCTTTTGATACTTTCTTTTTTAATATATCGTGTAAAGGTTTACCATGTTTCTCTACGAATTGGAATAATATAAGAGTATTTCCTTTTAGATCACATGCTAAATTAGATATAAAATTGTTACGTGGTTCGTATCTAACAATAAAATCTAGCTCATCTGCATATTTCAATTTCGAAACTACCTGACAATATTCATCTTTATATTTAAGTAATAGTATTTGTATATCTAATTTCGCGAGATCATTACTATCCATTAATTCTTTTGTTGTTGTAACTTTATGTACTGGACCAAATAATCCTTCTAATACTAACTGATGTGTTTGAGTTCCATCTAATGTTCCAGTTGTTCCTATGCGATATTCAGCATTAACACATTTTTCCATAATAGCAGTTAATGATTTAGCTTTAAAATTGTGTGCTTCATCACCTATAACCATACCATAATCTACAAACCAATTAGCTTTCATTTTATATATTGATTGCCAAGTTGTAATAATAACTCGTTTATCTAAATCAAATTTTTCTCTACCAGAATATATACGATGACATTCATCTTCGGCATTCCATGCATCAGTGCTACTATAATCTCCGAAATCAGAATACATTTGTTCTACTAACGAGGTAGTAGGAACTACAACTAAAACTTTTTGATCTTGATTCTCTTCTAAGAAATGTCTTATCGCTAAATAAATCATTAACGATTTTCCCGATGCTGTAGGTGATAATAATACTGATTTTCTATTAGCTAATGCATGCTTCACCCCTGCCTGCTGGTACCCGCGCGGCCGTATGGGCGCACCCCCGGCTGTCAGGGGCAGGCGGGAGACAAGATCATCTATATTCTCTTTACCCTTTGGACGATAATCAGTAACGATCTTATAACCACGTTGTTCAGCAAATTCTTTTAAATATTCGAATAGTCCACAGTAGATCTGTTTTTTACGATAATCAAACAACCTGATTTTACCGTCCCACACCCTATTTTTATATGCAGGCATAAA